CTCCAGAAAATAACCTATGTTATTTTCTTAGGAGTCAAGTTATACCGAGCCTCTTATGAGGTACAATTGCACTCAAATAACTTGAATGATTGTCCCGAATTTCAGTGAAAAAGGTGTAATAAACCAATTAAAAATAATGATATAGTTATTAAACAAAATGAAGAAATTGAAGTATTAAAAAAAGAAATTGAAGAATTAAAAAAAGATAATGCTATATTTAAATCTCAATTAATTGATAAAAAATCAAAACCAAATATAAATATTGTTGTGAATAATAATATTGTTAATTTTAATAGTGTTGATTATAATAATATCGATAAAAAATTATTTATAAATCCCCTAATGGATACAAGATTATATGGAAAACAAATAATTTTAAAAATGATTGAAAATATTTATATTAATGAAGAATTACCAGAATTTCACAATATAATGATTACTGATAAAAATCGTGGATATGTTAAAATATACGATAATGGGAAATGGAAAACAGATAATATAAATACAATAAATTTAGTTTTGGATGGGGTTATTACACATTCTAAAACAATTTTAGATGAATTAAATATTAAATATATAAATAATAATAAGGCTAAATCACGTATTAATACAAGTAAAAAATATGTTGATTTATGTGATTTAGAACACTTGGCAGATTTAGAAGATGAACAGGAACAAGATGAAATCAATAATAATGAACGTATTAAAAGATGTAAGGATTTTAGAGAAATGGTTTTTAAAGACACGATAAATTTATTTCACGACAATAAAAATATTATTTTAAAACCAAAAAATCATAAAATTGTAGAACTTGATTAATTATTTTTTTATAAATATTGTTTACAAAAAATAAAAAATTTATAATCTGATAAATAGTTTCAATATTTTTGTCATTGTACGTTTTGTAACAGATTTATTATGAGTAATGTTTCATATCTAATTATATAATTAGCACTAACAATAATGTTAATACTAATCTAAATGTTCAAACCAAAATATTTTAAAAAATGTATATAAAAATATATTGAACCCAAGTTCCCCTATATAAAAATAGTGTTTCTACAAGTTCTTTAAATATGATATATTTAAATTTGGTTATTAAGTTTGATTATAAAAATTAATAATTTAATCCATTTTATTTTGCTTTCTTTTTATATTATTAGTTGTAATTATTTTATAAAAATGTAATCCAGTTTTAATATTAAATATATTTGCATTACGAATTAATTTCGAAGAATCAGAATGAATGACACGAATTGAAAAAGCTTCTGTACCTGAAGTAATATTTATAAATTTATGTATACATTTTGAATTATTAAATAATAATAATTCATTTTCTTTCAATTCAAATGACCAATAAGATGGTACTTTATTTAACCAATCATTATTTTTACCAATATTTATATCTTCTTTCACGTATATATTATCTATTCCCAAATTCAAATCTAAATAATTTGTATTATCATCGGGAATAATAATTACACGTTTTTTTCCTTTATTCAAATAATAAATATTATAGCTTGAAACAAAATCAATATGTGCTTTACCGCTTTCATAGTTACCATTTAGTTGAATCATTGAAATTATTGTTTTGTTAATATTTTTTTTTATAAATTCTTTAAAATTCGGTATGTTAGGAATAAAATATTGATTTAAAACAATATTATTTTTTGGATTTTCAATATCCTCTTTAATTAACGAATATTTTTTAAAGTCGTTTGTATATTTGTTTGGAATATTTTTTATAATTACGGGAATTGAATTATCGATATATTTTTTTATTATATTATATGATATTTCACTATAATTTATTTTTTTAATTTTTAATTTTTTAGATTTAGTAAATAATTTTTTATGATTTATATTTGATATTTGTTTATACTTAATATTATTTTTAATATTGTTAGTTATTTCGTATAATGTCATAAACAACATTATAAAAATAGAAATTATTGGTTGTATGATTATATCCATTATAAAAATTATACATTTTATATTTTAATTGAATGTTAAAATATTTTTTTCAAAATTATTAAAGTAATATATGTGATATTTTATATAAATAAGGTGATAAGTATAAATAATATGATATAAAAGTATTATTGTCTGAAAAATAATTATTATATTTATTTTATAATAATGATTATGGAATTTGTAAAAAAAAATATAATTTTTACTATATGATTTTGATTCTTTTAATGAGATTGAGTTTAAATAAATAAATTAATATATATGTTAATCTAATAAATTAAACGATATTTAATATGAAAATACATACTTTTATTTATAATGAAAATAATAATTTAAACGTGATTCCAAAAAATAATTTCAATTATATAATATGGAATTATGATTTGGCGTTAAAATTACTTGAGTTAAAATATATCGAATGGATAGTTTATTTTAAAAGACTCATTTTAACTAAATCAAGAGAAAATTTTATAAAATATATAATAATTAAAGAATTTGGCGGTATGTTTATTAATATTGAATTATTAAAATTATTAACTGAATCAAATATCAATATGATAGAAGAATTAGTTAATTCAGATAATGATATGATTTTTTGGTTAAATGAACATCAATCAAAATTTACATTAGAAATTTTTGATATTAACGAATATCTATTAAATGATGACATTTTTTACATTAAAAATAATTCAAATAGTTTTATAAATTATTTATTAGAAAAAATAAATAAATCAATAATTCCAACAAATGAATATCAAAATAAAATATATTTGGGAAATATATTTTTATCAATAGAACTGGAAAAATTTTACCGTATGAATTTTAATTTATGTGTATTAGAATCTAATTCAAATAATGATAATTGGTTAAATAAATTATTTTCATATGGAAATTTAAAATTACATTATAATCAATTAGATAAACAAAAAAATAAATACGAGAAATCAATTTATTTCATTAAATTGGAAAAAAAATTTTATTTTAACTTAGATTATAAATTAAAAATATATCCTGATATATCTGAGTTAGCAGAACCGGAAAATAAAATAAATTCTTGGAATTTATTTTTAACAATAAAAAAATACTTGGAAGATATCATATTAATATTAGTAGTTCAAAATTATAATTTAATTATATTATTTGTATTTATTTGTTTAATTACAATTTTAAATTATTTTATTAAAATATATTTACAATGTACTTTAGACATAAAAATTCCAAAAGGTCAAATTGATTCAATTACATTATTTTATCCACAAAAATATAAATTTTTAAAAGAATTACAAAAGAATTGGAAACAAATACAATTGGAAGCAATTAATGTAATGACAAATGCTCCAAAATTAGATATTTCTAGAACAATTAATGATTGGTATGATTCTAAAACATATGTAAATGGAATTAAAAATAAATATGGTTGGATAAGATCTTGGTCATATGATCCAAAAGGTACTGTGTTAAATCAATCAACAGAAGGAAATTATGAATGGTTAAATTATGGATTAATATATTTTGGTGATGAATTTTCTGAAAATATTAAATTTTGTCCAAAAACATTTGAATTATTAAATAAAATAAAACCTCATATAAATATTTGTGGATTCAGTTGGATGTTAGGAGGATGTTTATTACAACCGCATAGTGATATTACTGGAATAGAATCTGGCTCATTAGCAATGCATTTAGGATTAGATATCCCCAAACTTGAAAATTCTTGTAGATTAAATATAAAAAATTCAAATGGAGAATATACTTATGTTAATGAGGAAAATGGTAAAATGTTTATATTTGATGCCACATTTGAACATTATGCTTATAATTTATCCAATTCAAATAGATTAATTTTATATATGGATTTTAAAACAATATAATTATGTTAATATTGTAGTTATTATTAAAATTGAGAAATAAAATATTTATTTAATAATTGTGTTTTTCTCTTGTCATCTTCATAAATAGAATCAATCCATACAGAAGGTTGAGTGAACATAGAAGAAAATATTTCAGATACGAATATTGGTTCTGTTTCTTCTTCTTCTAGAGTTCTTGGTAAATATTTATAAATTATTTTTGTATCACATTTAGCAACCTCAGATTTTGCCATTAAATATATTGTTAATAAAACAATCCCGACTATAAAAACAATTATCATAAAACCTTTTATTAAATCCATTTACTTTATATATTAATATGTTTTGATAAAATAAAATTTTTATAGTATATTTTATTTATATGAATGAATCATATTTTTATATTTGGCAATACCATATTTATCATGTGTAAAACTAATTAAACCAAATAATTCTTTTTCAAATTTAAATAATTGCATCAAAAAATTATCATTGGGAAAAATACAATTACGTGATTTTAATACAAATTTTGTTGCGTCATCCAAAAACATTTTATGTTTATACATTAAATATGCTATTATTACTGTAGGTGATCTACTTATACCAAAAGAACAATAAACACAAATAATATTCGCTGAATCAATTATTTTAAATAATGTTAAAAATAATTCAGATATATTTTCATTTGAATCATCATATATTTTAAAAATATGATGATTAATATTATTTTTTTCTAATAAATTTGTTAAACCAATAAAATCAATATCACTTGCTAATGAGATTATATCTGTAATATTATTTTCTAATAACCAATTAATATTTTCAACATCATATAATGAACCTAAATATAATTTATTAGGTAATATTTCTGACATTATAGTATAGTATAATGTTAGAAATCTTTGTTTTGTATTTATACCATAAATATATAATAATTTATATATTTATTCAATTTTTCAAATTAATTAAACTTTTTAATTTATTTTTTTAAATCAGCATAAATTTGATTAATAGCTGCTAATTTAGCATCTAATTCTTTAAGATTATTTTTGGATTCTTCTAATTCAGTTTCAATTTTAGATTTATCAGATTGGGTTGATTTAATTTGTTCATCTATATCTACTTCATTTGGTTTTCTTAAAATTTCAACTTTTTTACTTTCTGATTCTAATGTTGGACCTTCAGTTGATGAAGCTGAAGCAGATTTAGGAACTACACCTACAGGAGTAATTTCAGGACATCCAATACCAGTTGCTTCAGGAGCATCAGTTTTACCTGTAACAACTTTAGCATTATTTCCTTTAAGTGTTTGTTCTTTTCTTTCTTGTTCTTCAACTTCTTCTTCCTTAAGAGAATCTTTATATGCTTTCATATATTGATTTAATGCTTGTTCTCTGTATATTGGGTCATCTTCAGTTTCCATAGTAGCAATATCAACATTGAATGGAAGCCATTTTCCTACTTCTCCAATAAAAATATTATGATATTTGTCTTGTTTTTGTAAAGCATCTGCTCTTTGTTTTGCTTCTTCATAAGTTTCAAACACACCTCTTACTTTAATACCAAGAATTTTTTGGTCTTTATATTGTTCTCTTTTAGATTCTGGAAAAGAATTGGGTGTTAACATAGAAAGAACACAAAAATTTTGTTTTTTAACCATTTGTTTGAATGGTTTATCTTCATCTAAATGATCTTCTTCTGGTTTTAAACTTGATTGCATAATTAGATAAGTTATTATCTATTTTTTTCTTTAAATTGTTTTTTATTATATAAAAAATATAATAAAAAGTAAAATTTTATAAATAATATTTATATGTGATTTTGTATATAAATAAAAATTATGATAATTCCATCATATCTGGATTTAGAATTTCCCACAACATATTTTGTAATCCATTATTATATTTTTTAATATCAATATTATCACATATATTTTTATCAAAATTAAATTTATTTGAAGTAGTTAAAATTTTCCATAAAATAAATGATAAATTTAATAAATTTTTTCTATTTGTTTGTTCATAATATATATATAAACCTTCCCAATTTAATTTTTTAAATTCATTAACAATTATATTTTTGTCGTCATAACTTAAATTAAAACAATAATTATCAATTGTTTGAATAAAATCATTTGTTTTTTTATAAAGATTGTATTCCATATTTTATAATTGGTATTAGTATATGTGTTTAAATATACACAAATATTTATTCAATATAATTTTCAATTTTTATAAATAACAAGATGGGAAATTTAAATCCAAAATATAAAATACTATTGAACTTATTGTACAAATTAAAATAATAAATAAATGTATATTTGTTTCAGGAAAATTATAAATAATTAAAGTTACAAATAAATATACCAATAAAAAATTTAAAGTATATTTAATAAATCTATTTATAACAATATAATTTGTATCAACAGATGGTAATTCAATATTATTATTAAGTTGTTCTTGTTGAAAATACTCAACGGATTTTGAATTCATAAAATTATATATATTAGGTTTATAAATAATTTTATTTATTTGTTAAAATAATCAATTAACAAATAAAAATGTATTTTTAAAAAAAGCCTATACACTGGGATAAAATTCCCATCCACAATCATAACATATTTTTTTCCAAATTTCATCTTGAATTCTAAGTTTTTGTCTTGATTTAAGAAGAGGAAAACACTTAACAAATTCATCAAAACCAAGAAGTTGAAAAAATTTATGTAGCACATAAGAATAAGATAAAAAGTTTATTCTGTCTTTTGGACAATGTTTTTCAAAAGGTTCTTGAATTTTATCAAACATTTTTTTAAGTGTATCTTCTGTATCTCTATTAATACATGGTGCAGGTTTACCAGTAATTTTACTAATGATAAAAGCAATGTGTTCATAGTAATCATTTAATTTTAATTTTTTTAGAATTTTTTTAACATTATCAATTTTAGTATAATTGATAACTTTAATTCTATGTTTTTTAAGTTCCATTTTAATTAATTCAATAATTTCAGGAGGTATCTCTGTTGATTCCTTTGCTTGAAATTGACTTAACCCATAACAAATAATTATAAAATAATTATTTTGGACTATACCTTAAGCAAATATTGTAATATTTGCCCATATCCATCTAGTCTCTGAACCTTACACCTAGTCTGAATTAGGAGTCTTGGATGCGGATTGATTTGTTTTAAAATTATTTTTATATAATAATTTAAATAAATACCATAATCTTGTAACCATTGGGTACGACAATTAATCGTGTTCCTTAGTCATATCAATATGACCAAGTGGTAATTATAGTTTTACAAATTGTTCCCGCAATTTGGATATGTCCCTTTTATATTTTGTCTAATATAAAAAGTAGCCATTGGATTTAACAATGACTTTGGTGAGCAGTTTGATTAAAATTTTCCACTCACAAAAATGATTTTTTCTTTTATATGGAAATGTTGGTTTTTCAACCATTGGTTCTTTATAATTTGTAATTTCACTTTCAATTATACAATTTTCAACTTCGCCACATTTCATACATGCATATATACCCTCTGAATAAATAAGAATTTTATCAATATTACAATTTTCACATATTTTTGAATGTTTTTTTTTAGAATTATAACCATCTAATGTTATTTTATAATCATCATATAGTTTTGCTCTATCAAATACATTGTATTCATATACTGTTTGTTCTAAATTACTTGTTAAATTATCATTTGGATTAGTGTTTATATGTGTGTTGGTATTGGTATTAGTATTAGTATTAGTATTAGTATTTGTGTTTTTAGAATTTATAAACTTAAAAATATCATAATTATTATCTTTGATTAATGATTCTACATTTTTTACTCTTTTTCGTGTATTTTTTTTTTCTTTACGTTTTGTTTTTGATAATTCATATAATAAATCTAATTTTGATACTTTGGTTGAACTAAAAATTTGTGTTCCATCTAAATTCCATTCATCAACATCATGTTTTTGAATTCCATTTAAATTTGAGTCATTACCAATAGCTAAATTATTATTAGTATCTGTATCAGGATTATTAATTGAGTTTTTATTATTTTCAATATTATTAATATTATTTATATTGTCATCATCAGTTAAATTTATACTATTTGATTTATCATTAATTTCATTTTCAATTTGTCCATCTAACATATCATAATAATTGAATAATATTTGATATGTTTTTGAATAATATTCTGTTTCTTCATCATAATTATTAATTTGTTCAATTTCTTCTTCAAGTCTAGAAACATCTTCAATAAGTTTTGCCCGAATTTCAATAAAATTTTTCAATTGTTCATTTCTTTTGTTATCAAGTTCTTCTAATTCATTTTTTAATTTAATTAATTTTAATGTTTTTTTATCAATATCATCTCTTTTTTTATTGATATTATTTGTAATTTTTTTGTGTGTACTATCAAGCGTATCAACATTTGAGAGATATTTGATTTTGTCAGGCTTAAATTTGAACTGACTATTCATATATATAGAAATTTAATATAAAGAACTTTTAAGTTAAAAAAATTTTTATATAGATTTAATATAAATTTATTATAAAATAATTATAATTTTTGAATAAAATGATTTAAAATTCTAATATAGAATTTGTTTAAAATTAAAAAATATATAAGTATTTTTTTGTTTTTTTAAAAATTTTTTTTCTAAAACTATATTATATAATAACACAATGGGTGGTGGTTTAATGCAATTGGTCGCTTATGGCGCACAAGATGTCTATCTTACTGGAAATCCTCAAATCACTTTTTGAAAAAAGAGTTGAAAAGCAACAGGCCTATACTATATGGATATGTATAGGGTAAAACCTTTAGTTTTCCATATCATTTAGTTTAATAATTAAATGATTTAACAGTTGCTAGTAGATACTTAAACACCCATAGTATCTGCAACACTATCAAAATGCTGGAAAATCCTAAAACTTTTATTACCAAACTGAAATAGCAATATTAACAGTGGCCAAGATTTAAAACTTGGGTATGGTAAAAATATAAAAGATTAAAATAATATTCATTATTTTAAATGGGTAATCAGCAGCCAAGTTCTAATAATGTTTTATTTATTATTAGAATGCAGTTCAACGACTAGATGGTAGTGGGTATTAATAATATTTTAAATTTAAATTATTAATGCTTAAGGTATAGTCTAGCCCCTATAGGAAACTATAGGGTATTAGCGTTTTCAAAGTAGTTTATAGAAGATATACCAACTTTGCTATCGAAACAGTAGAATTAAATATGAATGGTACTGCTGATTTCGGTAAAAGAGTTACTGTTACTATCACCAGAAATGGTGATCTTGTTACCAGAATGTACTTAAGAATTGAATTAGGACAAGTTACCATGAATAACTTTCCTCAAGATGAATTATCCAGAAACCAATTCTTATTTGCTTGGGTTCAAGAAGTTGGTAACTTTATTATTAATAACATCCAATTCGAAATTGGAGGTTCTCAAATCGATAAACACTGGGGTCACTGGTTAAGTACATGGCACGATCTTACCAAAGATATCAATACTGAACCTGCTTACAGAGCCTTAGTTGGTAATGTCCCTGAATTAACTGCCTTAAGAGCCCCTGACTCTCAAGGTAACTTCACTCAAGACTATGTTCTTTATGTTCCTTTAATTTTCTGGTGCAACACTAACTCCGGTCTTGCTTTACCTTTAATTGCTCTCCAATATCACGAAGTTAGATTATGGATTGAATTTAACCCTTTTGATGCTTTAATTGTTCACACCAACAACTTAACTCTTAACAGAATTGGTAACGGTATTGGTATTTTCAATGATGCTTCTTTATTAGTTGATTATGTTTACATTGATACTGAAGAAAGAAGAAGATTCGCCCAAGTTGGTCACGAATACCTCATCAACCAACTCCAATTCACTGGTGTTGAAGCCGTCAATAACAACCCTCTCAGAGTTAAACTTGGATTCAATCATCCTACCAAAGAATTCATCTGGAGAATCTGCTCTGGTGACTATATCAGTGGAAACTCACCTTTCCTTTGCTATTCTCACACTGATGACTGGTCTGATGCCCTTAACTATGCTGCTCAAAACTTAATTTCTGGCTCAGTCACTATTGGTGAAATTGGTGCTGGTCCTCAATCATCTCAAGCTCCTGAAGTTAACATCAGTTCAGTTGCTTATGACCAATGGAACACTGTTAACCCTGTCTCAACCAATACCAGAAATCTTTCTCAATTCAGTGTTTTCACTTACCAAGCTGGTCAAGGTGTTGATGATTCTCAACCTCCTTCCTACTATGCTAAATTATTATATGCTTCCGTTAACCCTGGAGCTGACACTGAAAATATTAACTTTAAATTCAGAAGAGATGTTTTCTTAAATCCTCAACAATTATCTTATAACTTAGGTTCTTACATTACCAGATTCGCTGTCATTGTTTACTACACTGTTGTCAATGCTGATGGTTCTGGAAAACCAGGAACTTTAACTTATCAAGTTAAACCTTGGGAACAAAACATCACTGTCAGAGATGTCTCTGTCCCTGTTGCTAACTGGGTTGATAACAGATACAGTTCCAAAAACTCTTCCAACTCATATGCCGATATGGATATCTGGGCTATCTTACCTACTGTTTCCGGTTTATTAATTAACAACGCTTACAACCCTGTTGAAGCTGGTGTTATTCAATTAAACGGTCACGATAGATTTGATACTAGAGATGGTGCTTATTTCCACTTAATGCAAACTTATGATTACCATAGTTCCACTCCCCAACCTGGTGTTAACGTATATTCCTTTGCTTTACATCCTGAACAACACCAACCTTCTGGCACTTGCAATCTTTCTAGAATTGATAACACTACTATCGTCCTTAAATTATTCACTGATGTACCATTCCCTGATCCTTCTAGAAATCCTCCTCCTCTTTCCATTGTTGGACCTTCATCTGAATTCTTCATCTATGATACCAATTACAATGTCTTACGTATTATGAGTGGTATGGGGGGGCTTGCCTACTCAAATTAAGCAATGTATATACTTTTCAATATATTTTATACATTATACTTATACCAAAAAATGTTATTTTAATATAATTATTTATGTTTTATAAATGATTATATATATTGCATTAGTTTTTGCTTTTCAAAAGCAAAAATAAAATACCTTAAAATTATAATTATTTATATAATTATAGAATATGGAAACATTCAATATAGTTAAAGTAATTGAATCTAATCCTAACACAAAATTATCAAGTACATATAATAATAAATTAATTGAAAAAATAAAAAATAATTTTACTTTAGAAGAACAAAAATTATATATTGTGTCATTTTATTCTTATCTTAATTATGATGAATTTAATGATTTTGTAATAGATTTAGATGATGTTTGGAAATGGTTAGAATTTACAAATAAAGCAAATGCTAAAATTTTATTGGAAAAACATTTTACTAATAATATAGATTATAAATCTTTGCTTGACCCTAGCATTAAGCAAAAAAAAGAAGGTAGAGGTGGACACAATAAAGAAGTATATTTATTAAATATAAATTCTTTCAAAAGATTATGTTTAAAAGCAAATACTAAAAAATCAGATGAAATTCATAAATATTATGTAAAATTAGAAAATATTTTACACAAAACTCTTCAAGAAGAAAGTGATGAATTTAAAAATCAGATAATAAAATTAGAAAATGATAAAACAAAATTAATAATTGATAAAGAATTAGAAAAACACAAAATATTATTAAGAGAATTTGGTTCTTCAGGTTCATTAGTTTATATTATTAAAGTTAAATCATTTGATGATAAAACTTATGTTGTAAAAATTGGTGAAAGTAGAAAAGGATTAAATGATAGATTTGATGAACATAAATCATCTTATAATGAATGTATTGTATTGGATTGTTTTATAGTCAAAAGGTCAAAAGATTTTGAATCATTTATTCATAATCATGAATCAATTAAATTACATAGAAAAACAGATTTGAAGGGACATGAAAATGAAAGAGAATTATTTTTAATTGGAGATGGGTTATCATATAATTTTATAGTAAATTTAATTAAAACTAATATCAAACAATTTGACGATTATAATCAAGAAATTGAAATCGATAAATTAAAATTAGAAAAAGAAAATTTAAAAATACAATCAGACAATATCAAAGCATTAACAGAATTAAATTTAAAGAATTCAAATTTTATTACAGAACTATTAAATTCAAATAAAATATTAATGAATAAAATTGAAAGTCTTGAGAAAAAAATAGATTTACAATCAGAAAAAATAAATTCATTACAAATAAAAAATACAACTAATTTTAATGAACCTTTAAAAACTATTGGACCAAGGTTACAACAAATTAATCCAGAAACATTAAAATTAGTAAAAGTGTTTGATTCTGTTAGTGAATGTATTAAAGCAAATTCAACACTAAAACGCTCTTCAATAGCAAAAGCAGTTAAAGAAAATACAATTTATCATGAATTTAGATGGTGTTTGATTGATAGAGAATTAGATGCAAATATATTACATAATATTCAACCAACAAAACCAACCAAAATTCAAAATAATGGTTATATAGCAAAATTAAATAAAGAAAAAACAGAAATATTAAATGTTTATTTGGATAGAAAAGTTGCATCATTATCAAATAGTTTTCAATCACATAGTGCTTTAGATAATCCAGTTAAAAAATTTTCTATTACAAATGGTTTTTATTATTGTTTATATGATACTTGTTCTGAAGAACTTAAAAAAAAATTTGTTGAAAAAAATAAAGGAGAACCTATATTATATAAAAATGGTATAGGTCAATATGATATAAATAATAAACTTATTAAAGAATTTGTTAGTAAATTTGATTGCGAGAGAAAATTGGGTATTAGTGATAAAAGTATGAATAAAGCATTAGAAAAAAATATTGCTTATAACAATAATAATTTTAAACGATTACCTGAAAAAATAAAATGTTTTGATTAAAATTTTATTAAATAATTATTTTTGTAAGTATTTAATTTTTATAAAATAATACATATTTATATATTATAATGTATTAAAAAAAATGAAATAATATAAATATAACATAATTATAAATACATTATAATTATGGAAAAAGAAGAAGAAAAAGAAAAAAAAATAAAAAGAACAAGAAAGAAAGATGATAATATTCATTCCTGTTATTGGTTAAATCAAAAAGGAGAACCATGTCCTTGGAATTCAATTAGTCCAGATAAAAATTATTGTAAACGTCATAGCATATATGAAGAAGAATTTACACCAGAAGATATTAAATTGTTATTAAAATGTTCCGGATGTAAAAATTACTTTAAACAAGAATCAGAGTCCACAAATAAAACTTGTTCCAAATGTATTGAAAGAGCAAAAACAAATAGAACAAAAGAAAAAGAAGAAGAAAAACAAAATCCTTTAAAGAAATGTTTAAGATGTATTGAAATGAATAAAACCAATCCATTTGATGCTTTAGATAATGATGATTATTGTGGAAAACATCAAACATATAAACAATGGAAAGAACTAACCAATTCAGGTTCAAAAGTATGTATAAATTGGATAAGAGGATGTTTTAATGTTATTTTGGATGAACATAAAGTGTGTGAAAATTGTAGAAATAAAAGCCAAGAATGTGAAAAAAAAAATAATAAAATTAAAAAAGATAAGGCAAATGAATATAACCAACAAGAAAATAATAATAAATTAATGTGTTTAATATGCAACAAAGTTGATGAAGAAAAAAATTTTATAAATAATAAGTGTTTAAAATGTTATGAAAATTACAGAAAAGCAGAACAAAATAGAAATAAATCTGAACCAATTAACAAGGTTATATCATATATTAAAAAATCTGCATCAAATAGAAATATAAATTGGAATATAACAGATGATGAATGTATAAAATTGTGTAATAATAATTGTTATTATTGTAATAGATTAATTGGTTTTAATGGAATTGACAGAATTGATTCATCAAAAGATTATAATATTAATAATTGTGTGAGTTGTTGTAAAATATGTAATTATATGAAAGGTGATAAAACTGTAAAAGAATTCATTGATACTATAACATATATATTATCAAAAAATTTTATTATAGAAAAAAAATGGATTAAAGATGATGAGAAAAACTTTAAATGTGGTCAAAATGCTTCATTTTCACGTTTTATTAATGAATCAAAAAATAGATTAATAAATAATGATATAATAAAAGAAACATATGACATAATTATAACATTACCTTGCAATTATTGTAAAAATAGTTTTATAAATGGTTCAAGAGGAATTGACAGAATTGATTCAACTATTGGATATATTTATGGAAATATAACGCCTTGTTGTTATACTTGTAATTTGATGAAAGGAATATTATCACAAGAAGAATTTTTTAAACATTTAAAAAGAATATATGATTTCATTGTATTAAAAAAAATAAATAGTGAAGAAAAAACAATTAAAGAACAAATATTAACAATGTGTAAAAATATTAAACCATTTGAACACGAAAAATTCTATTATTCAAATGATTATTATGAAAATTTAATGCTAAATCCACAATCAATAAATGACATTAAAAAAATTAAAATTTCATTAGAATTTGTTGAAAATAAAAAACAACAAGATATATGGAATTATTATAGAAGACATGTATCAAGTTTAAAAAAAATAAAAGATGCTAAATTAATTGGAAGACAAATATATATATTAGTAAAAGATTTAACAACATCAAAATATTTGGGTATTATTAGTTTAAGTTCCGATGTTTTTAGTTTTGAAGACAGAGATAAATACATTGGTTGGAATTTGGAAGATAAGAAAACAAAATTAAGTACATTAATGAATATGAGTACGTGTGTTCCTCTTCAACCATTTGGATTTAATTTTAATGGTGGTAAATTATTAGCAAGTTTAGCATTTAGTAAAGAAGTTCAAGAATATTTTCAACAAAAATATAATGAACCTTTGTTAGGAATAACAACTACATCCCTATATGGAAAATCAATTCAATATGATAGATTAGAATGTTTAAAATTTGTTGGTTATACAAAAGGTAATTCAGTTCAAAATATTCCACCTGAAGTCACTAAATTATGTAATCAGTATTTAAAATCAGAATTTGGATATAATTATAGATTAGCAAAAAAATTTATTATTTTACAAAAAACATTTGATAAATTAAATATTCCAAAAGAAGATATTTTGACATCAAATCCAAAAGGTATTTATTTTGGTTTTACATTTTCTGAATCAAAAGATTATTTAAGGGGGAAAATATCAAATTTAAATAAAATTTTTAAACTAAATCAAAATGATTTAAAATCTTCCAATCAAATTTTCAATTGGTGGTTAAATAGATGGGCAGAAAAAAGATTTAATAATTTATTAAAAACAAATAATTTTAAAAATAATTTAGATATTGAATAAATCCCACTAATCAAAAACATTATACACTGTAGTTTCAAATGGATATATTTATACATATAATTAATATATTTACATCAATTAGTTTGTAAAATGAAATCAGTTGATAAAAGTGAAACTAAATTGATTGAATATTTAAATATAAATAATATGACAGACATAACATTAGTAATGTGCATTTACAAAAACATAAATTAAGTGATTATTAAATTAAAATCAAAATGTATTTGATTATCAATAACTTTTGGATTATTAATTTTATTATTATTAATTTTTTTAATGTAATTAATAATACTATTTAAATTTATTTTATGTGAACCAATTACTAATTTATTTATTTTTGAAGGTAATTTAGTTAATTGGTCTAATGAATTAATATTTATATTTAATTCTTCTATTTGATTTGGTAAATTATCAAAAGAATAAGTATATTTTTTATTACATAGAAATACAAATTTTATTAAACTATCGGGTAAATAATTTAATGGTTGAGAATAATTTGAATTAAGATATAATGTTTTTAATCCAGATGGTAAATTATTTAGTTGATGATTAAAAATTTCACACGATTCCAAATATAATAATTCTAACCCAGAAGGCAAATTATTTAATTGATAATTAAAATTTTTATCACAACAAAAATAAATATTTTTTAAATTTTCTGGTAAAAAGATATGTTTATAAATTATCTCATTAAGATAAATAGTTTTTAATTTAGTAAAATCACTTATGTCTATATGATTTTTAATTATAAAATTATTGTTACATAAATATATTCTAATTTCAGTAACAAATCTATATTGATTAATCTCACTTAAATTTTCAAATTCAAAAAATTCTACACAATAATCAACCCCATCTGTACTTTGTATAAAATCTAAAAATTTCTGTTTAGCAATTGGATTTGATAAATGAATTGTTAAATCATTATTTTGATTTACCAAAGTAATTTGTTGCATTAATATATTTTAGGTAATTTATGAATTATTATTTGAAATTATCAATTTTTTAATATTATATGATAATTTATACAATTAAATGTAATATATTAAAAAAAATTGAATTATAATTTTATTGAACCTAATTAATCGTCATAATTATATATATATTTAATCAAGTCTATTTATATTAAAAATGTCTGATTTTGTTCAAAATAACGATATAAACGTGTCTAATTTAGATACAGATAATTTACCAAAGGAACCACAACAAATGAATATGTGTGTTGTGGGAATCAGGAGTTCCCATCCATATGATACATCCAAATTCACAAATAATGAAACCACATTTTATACTGAAATAAATTATTTTCAATTAACCAAATTGATTGAAATTATAAAGTTAAAATCTGAAGGAAATTCCAATGAGGAATCAAAAACCTTAGATATGAATTTAATGTTTTTGTCTGATTTTTTCACAAATCCTTCGGTAAAAATGATTTTTAGATTTTTGTGTTCACCTGATTGTAATGATGGACATCTATTTATTGATACCAATATTACCCAAACAGTTTATGAATTTGTGAAATTTGTATTACAAAGAGATTGTATAGTAGAATTTTCTGACCATTCGATGGGTTCATTTTTCAATAATTGGGATGAATCTATTATGCAAATGCCGAAACCGATTGAAATTTTACCAATTACTCATTCTGGACCTTTCAAAATGATTGCTGACAAAAATTCTCTTATCAATTCGGTTCATCCAACATTGGTACAAATTGGAAATCTTTCATCAACCGAACAAGTTGAGATAACATTTAATAATTTGGGAGGAACAAAGGTTTATAAAATTATTAATCCAGATATAAAACAACTTAGTAACGGTCGTCAAATTATTCAATCTAATAGATTCAGATCAAGACCACTTGGAATATTTAGAATTGAACAAGATGATATGACAGAAGAAGTTTTAGTTCCTGTTCATTGTGAATTTAATTATTCAAATGGAAAAATTGTTATTTCTTCAACCCATTGGTGTAACTTAGATTCAGTTGAAACACCAGTTGACTTGCCAACATTGAGAAGATATTGTACAGAAACAATGGGTGCTGAAGCAACTGAATTTTTTGAATATTCATTATCATCAGCTCAAGATGATAACGAATATAAAAGAGTAATTTCTGCAACAGTAAGACAAATTTCTTCAGGAACTACTCAACCATTTAAAAAAAATAAAGTTAATCCTAATAATTCTAATGGTGTTAATTCAACTGATGTTAATTTTGATGATTAAGTTAAATTTCAAATAAGTAAAAATGATTATATTTTTATGGATAATTTTTTTAATTAAATAATATTTTATTTATAGTTGTATTTACACAAAATAATCTATGAAAAATTATTCCACAAATAAATAATACCAATAATATTAGTAAAAAATTATTTCCTTCAAACCATAACAAATTTATCAAATATGCAATTAAGATTGTAAAAATTACATCAATAATAGCAATATCAAATAATCTAATTGAATGGATGCCTTTACCTGGTTTTCCAAAAATATTTGAATATTCACAAAACATTTATATAATTAATTATATAAAAATAATAATTTTAAATTAATCCATCAATAAAATTTGCTAAATCATTAGATAGAAATTGAGATTTAACAACAGGATTTGAAATAAAAGGATTTTGTCTAATATATTCAATTCTATAATCCATTGGTACAAAAACAAAATATTTAAGAAAATCTCTATTATTCCCTTCAATCCAAACAGTTCTATTATTTGGATCATTATAAACATGTCTAAAAGTATTTGTAGAATAATAAAAATTTCCATCTAAGTAAACTAATCTTTTCCATCGGCTAGTCCAATGGCTAATATTATGACCAATATTTCTTTGGGTAATTGTCCAATATAAATGTAAAGTACTATCATCTACTTCTGAACCAAAAGCAATATTATCTAATGTTTCATATATTCTAACTAATAAATATATTTCAATTATTGATGAAGTTATACAACAACCATAATAACGATTTTTATTATATCTTGGATCATTTATATTGTTAATATTACTACCTAATAAATAATTATACATAAATAAACCATCTGAATCAGCAAAATATTGTTCATTTAATCTGTTTGCGCCATTTTGTGAATTAATATTATTGATAGTATTTAAAATATTTCTATTTATAATTACAATAAAATAATTTTGTAGATTAGCTAAATTAATTCCAACAGGTAAATTAGGTGGTAAATTATTTTGACCCAATCCATTAAATTTATTAAACATCCAAATTGCTAACATATTTTTCCAACAATGAAACATATAATCATAAACAGATGTTTCATCATATTTATTTATGCTATGATGATTAGTAGCAAACATAACTTGTTTTAATTCATCAATTGTAATTGTTGTTAAATTATTTGGAGAACCAGGAGGTAAATTAATAGGTAAATAAACAGATAAACTATTTTTTAAATTTATTAACAATAAATTAATAAATCTGTAAAATCTTGTATTAATATTTTGACAAAAATCTTGTAATAATTTATCGGGACTTTTACCAATTAATTCATGTCTATAAATTTCTTGTCGTCTAGCTTGACCAGTCCAAAACAATGTCATAAAATTATGTGTTCCGGGTGCAGTTTGAGTTCTGTATCTTTCATTTTCAAATGTCATTAAAAAAGAATGATAACTAAGTAAGAAATTTAAAAACATAAAAGAAGTTATTTTTA